CCAGGCCCGCCAGGTCGGTGCCGAGGATGTGAGCAACGAACGCGCGGATCGGTGCGGCGAACGAGTGCTCGACGAAACCGTGGTGCTCGCACAGGTAACGAGCGACGGTTGACTTGCCGCTGCGGGCCAGCCCCGTTAACCCCAGTATGGTCATCCAAATACCCTCCGGGCCATAGTCCCATCGTCTTCGACCAACTTCGCTTCGCCTCGCGGGGTGTCGACAAGCCCCGTGATTGCGGCCTCGGGCAGTCCTGCCTTCAGCGCCTGTTTCGGTGTGATCGCCGCCGGTGGCTTGCCCAGCTGCACGCCCAGCACCTGGCCCATCGCGATCACCACGTCGTCGGGCACAGTCCAGCGCTCACGGCCGGCACCGTGCTCGATGCGCAGACCGGGCAGCGGCGTGCCGCGGCGACCAAGCGACAGCGCCTGTTCCTCGAGGCCGGACAGCCGCGCCGACAGCAGCGACGCGTGACGCTTCAACGTGCGGTACTCGAGCGCCAGCGCGTCGGGCGGAAGATCAAACGGTTGCGCCTTGCCGGCCACGTCGCATGCGGTTAGCGCGGCGGCCTGCAGCGTGGTGCACGCGTGGCGCGCAGCACAGTCGCGGCACTCGGGGCCGACGCGGTACGTCGGTGATGGGCCGAGCGCTTCGTATGCTGCCGCGCTGGCCGCGGCGATGTGCGGCAGCAGGTCCACCGCACGCGTCGTCCACGAGCGCACCGGGCCGTCGCGGTGGTGCGCTCGCGGCTGCACGATCCTGATCTCGACCAGCACCGTCGGGTCCGCGGGGTCGATGCCGAGCTCGTCCAGGCAGCCCGCGACGTACTCGACGCACTGCGGGTTCTCGAAGGCTTCGACGGGGCGAAAGCCGAACTTGAAGTCCCACAGCACCAGACGCTTGCGTGCCGGGAACCATGCCCGAGCGTCGGGCGTGCCCCACGACAACGGGTGGATGCGGTGGATCATGACGGGGCGCTCGACGATCACGTCTGTGAGCGCCACGACCGACTGCACGTCGTCCACGTACACGTCGATCGCTTCGATCATCTCGGCGGTAAGGTACGGCCCGACAGGCGTGATCTGGCCCTCGGCGATCACGCGGCCGCTCAACGCCTCGCTCGCGCCCCAGTGCGCGGCGCTGCCTTCGATTGCGGCGGGCGACTGCTCGGTCTGCGGATACTGCTGTTCGGCCCGCGTGGACGCCGTGCACTGGCGACGACGCGCAGCGCTTGAGGGGGCGAGGGGGCTGTGGCCTCTCACCTTCGGCTCCGCTTCGGCCAGTCGGCGGGGCGCTCGGACCAGCGGATGTCTTGCGCGAGGGACGTGCGTTGCGCTGCCCACTCGGCAAATTCCGGGGTGCAGCCTTCGGTTACCCCAAGCCCCCACTTGATGCCGTCCCACCAACGTAAGCTCTCGTATTTGTCCGCGGCGCCCCGAGTCGGCCACCACCCGATCGACGGCGGGGGCCCGCGGTGCCAGCCGTTCACAGCGCCCTCCCGTTCCGCATGTCGATCACGCGGGTGCCCTGCGACAGCGGCGGCACGTCGGTCAACGTCGGTGCCGATCGGGCGCCGCGTGCCCGCCGCAGTTCCGCGATTGCGACCTGCAGGTGCTTGACGGCTTCGCTATGCTGGCGCTCCGTCTCGGCGACCTTTACCTCGCACGCCTTGACGGCCTGCAGCCAGACGTGTTCTTGCAGCGATACGGTCACGACCGCACCCACAGTGCGATCAGCACTGCCCACGGGAGCACGACGCCGAACAGCAGCGCCGCGAGTCGCGCGGCCTGGCGAGACTGTGCGCACTCGATGCGCCGACGCCACCAAGTGCTCATGCGACCCCCAGTGCCGCGGTGAGTTCGTCACCGATGCGTGCGAACAGCGGCGGGTCGTTCGCCCACACGGTCGCCAGTTGACCGATCGCGCCGAGGCCGTAGGGCTTCAAGATGGTGGCGATGATCTCGTGCGCGCCGGGCGTCTTCGTCATCGTCGGGGCGATGCGCGAGATCAGGGTCGCGAAGGTGTTAGGGGCGACGCCGGGCACGGGAGGCACCGGCACGACCACCGGGGGCGGGGGCGGCAGCGCAGACGGCCCTGGCGGCGGCACGCTCGGCACGCTCGGCGCGCTCGCACCCATCGCGGCGCGCAGTTCGGCCTCGACGGCGGCTACGGTGGCGTCCTCGACGCCGCGTTTCTTGCGCCACGAACCGTCGCCGATCTTCGGGTGCGGCTTGCCTTTGCCGGCGTCCGCGTGGATGCGTGCGTCCCACGGCAGACCGTGAACGTCAAGTTCCAGGCCCGCGACGGGCGCAGCGATCGGGGCGGTGGCCGCAGTAGGCGCGATAGTGGCAGCCGGCGGGGTCGGCACAGACGGTGGCGGGGGGACCAACACGACGGCGACCCCCGCGTCGAGGGGCGCGCCGGCGACGGCGGTCACGCTGGTGGCGAACGGGTTGAACGCGGCGGGGGGCGCTGAGGCCGTCACCGGCTCGACCAACGGCCTGCCGACGCTCGGGGTATCCTCGGGCGCGATCTTCGGCGACGGGCGCGGCACGCCCGCCAGGTCGGCAGCGGCGTCGGCCTCGGTCAGCACGCGGCGCGGACGCAGCTTTTCCAGGGCATCGGCAGCCTCGTCGTACGATTCGAATGTCAGAGTGATAGACACGCTCACGTCAGATTTCTCCTACAAAGGTTGTTGACAACGGTCGCTACGTTAGAACATGATGACGGAACTGTCAACGATGTTTTAACGAAACAATGATCCGGGACTGGGGAGTCTTCACGCTGCACTGCGGCGATTGCCGCGACGTGCTGCGGACGATGCCGGACGCGTCGGTCGATTCGGTCGTGGCGGACCCGCCCTACGGTGACACTTCCCTGGATTGGGATGCGGTGTGCCGCGGCTGGGTGCCTGCCGTCGCACGCGTACTGAAACCGGCTGCGCCCATGTGGGTGTTCGGTTCCTTGCGATTCCTGGCGCCGCTGTTTGACGAGATGCGACGCGAGGGTTTCGTCTACAGCCAAGACATCGTGTGGGAGAAGCAGAACGGTACGGGCTTCCACGCTGATCGCTTTCGTCGAGTGCACGAGCATGCAGTCATGTTCTATCGCGGCGCGTGGGCCGACGTGTACCACTCGACGCAGTACACCAACGATGCGACCGCACGTGTAATGCGAGCCAAGAAACGTCCCGCTCACACGGGGCACATCGACAAGACTCCGTACGTCAGCGAAGACGGCGGGCCGCGCATGCAACGCAGCGTGATGCAGGTCCGCAACGAGCACGGCCGCGCAGTCCACCCCACGCAAAAACCGGTCGATCTACTGCGGCCGCTGGTGCGCTACTGCACCCCGCCGGGCGGCACCGTGCTCGATCCTTTCGCGGGTAGCGGCAGTACGGGAGTCGCCGCGGCAGGCCACGCGCGTTTCATCGGCATCGAACTCGACTCGCAGTACGTCGAGATCGCCGAGCGGCGCATCGCCACCGCGATCTTCGGCCCCGCCGCCGCCGTCGCCGCATGACCACGCACCAACCCCACGACTACCAGGCGAAGCTCGAGCAGGACATCCATGCAGCCTGGGCGGGCGGCGCACGCAACGTGCTGGCCGTTCTTCCGACTGGCGGAGGCAAGACCTACGTCTTCAGCCGCATCGCCGCGGCAGCGGCGGCCGCGGTATGTGTCAGTGCGCACCGACGCGAACTCGTCGGGCAGATGAGCGTCGCGCTTGCTCGCGAGGGCGTGAGGCACCGGGTGATCGGCCCCGACTCGCTCGCGCGTACCTGCACCTCGCTGCACATGGACGAGTTTGGCCGAGCATTCATTGACCCCGGTGGCCGCGTGGCCGTCGCGTCAGTGGATACGCTGGCGAACATGAGTGCGACGGACCCGTGGCTATCGCAGGTCGGCTTGTGGGTGCAGGACGAAGCGCACCACGTTCTGCGCGACAACAAGTGGGGCAAAGCGTGCGCGCTGTTCCCGAACGCGTACGGCCTGGGCGTGACAGCCACGCCGGTGCGCGCCGACGGCAAGGGCCTAGGGCGGCACGCCGATGGCGTAATGGATGCGCTGGTCGTTGGCCCGTCGATGCGCACGCTGATCGACCGCGAGTTCCTCACCGAGTACCGCATCTTTGCGCCACCGTCAGACCTTGACCTGTCGCAAGTGCCGATCGGCGACAGCGGCGACTACAGCCCGAAACCGCTGCGCGCCGCCCGTCAGCAATCGCACATCACTGGCGACGTGGTGGCGCACTACCTGCGGATCGCGCGGGGAAAACTAGGGGTCACATTCGACACCGACATCGAGAGCGCGACGGCCACGGCTGCCGCGTATCGCGACGCGGGCGTGCCGGCCGAAATCGTGTCGAGCAAAACGCCCGACCTGTTGCGTGCGCAGATTCTCCGGCGCTTCCGCAACCGCGAGGTGCTGCAGCTGGTGAACGTCGATCTGTTCGGTGAGGGCTTCGACCTGCCTGCGATCGAAGTGGTGTCGATGGCGCGACCCACGCAGTCATACGGTCTGTACTGCCAGCAGTTCGGTCGTGCGCTACGGCGACTCCCCGGCAAGACGCACGCGATCATCATCGATCACGTGGGCAACGTCCTACGCCACGGTCTACCGGACGCGCCGCGCGAATGGTCGCTCGACCGTCGCGAGCGTCGCAGCCGCAGTGCGCCGTCCGACGTGATCCCGGTGCGCACCTGCCTGAACGCGGAATGCATGGGCGTGTACGAACGAGTGCATCGCGCGTGCCCGTACTGTGGTCATGAGTCAACACCAGCGGGCCGGTCATCCCCTGAACAGGTGGACGGAGACTTGCACGAACTCGACCCGAATGTGCTAGCGCGCATGCGCGGCGAGGTGGACCGAATCGACGGCGATGCGGTGATCTCGCACGGCGTCGCTCACCCTGTGGCGCTCGCAATCCGCAAGCGTCACATGGAGCGTCAAACCGCGCAGGCCGCACTGCGCGAAACCATTGCGTTGTGGTCGGGCTGGCAACGTTCGATGCAACGCAGCGACAGTGATGGTTACCGGCGCTTTTTCTGGCAGTTCGGCACGGATGTAATGAGCGCCCAGGCGCTCGGGGCAACCGACGCCGAGACACTGAGGATGCGCATCGAGCGCGAACTAAACATCAACAACGTTAAGGGCAGCAGTACCGATGAACTGGAATGAAGGAACACCGATGGCCGCAGGCGTTTACGCAGTGGACGGATCGAAACATGAGTTGCGGCGGGCATGGTCGCCGGCACACGGGTGGTCGGCACCGTGGTACGACGGCGACCCGGACGACATCGTGGCGCGGGCGATGCTGACCGACGCAGACCGCGACGTGACGATCAAGTGGCGCGAGGCCGCATGCATGGCTGCCTGACCGAGTGGGCCGCGCGCTGGCGCGTTCCCGAGGCGGCGCTCGACGAACTGCGCCAGGGCTTGCTCGGGATGATCCCCGAGCCGGCCGCTGTGCCGGGTGGGTCCGAGGCTGCGGTGCAGACGCGCGTGCGCGTCGCCGCGTCGCGTCACGGCATGCGGTTGTGGCGCAACAACGTCGGCGCCGTGCACGACCCGGAAACGGGCGTGCACATTCGCTTTGGTCTGTGCAACGACTCGCCGCAGATCAACGCCGTCGTGAAGTCGGCGGACCTGATCGGCATTCGGCCACGTGTGATTCAGCCGGGGGACATCGGCCACACCGTCGGGCAGTTCGTGTCGCTCGAGGTGAAGCACTCGGGGTGGAAGTGGCCCGTCACGCCGTCTGAACGCGAACTCGCACAACAACGATGGGCCGCACTGGTCACGTCGCTGGGCGGCGAAGCTCGCTTCATCAGCGACGAATCGCTTGTCTGATCGTATCGTTCTAACGTAACATCACTGACCATCATGTCAATCACCATCGACGGCGAACTCACCGCCCCCGGTCGCTACGCAGTGCGCCTCGACGGCAGACCTGTACTCACGTTGCACGTACATGCGTGCATTGGCTTCCCGTTCGAGTGCGAGATCGTCGGCGACGACACGCCCGAGTCGCACCTGTCGCTCGAGCGCGCAGCCGAGTCGATCGCCGCCGGCGCGCCGTGCCAGGTGAGCGGCGGGCGACTGCGCACACGCACCGACCACTCGACGGCAGCGAACGTGCTGTCGATGCTCGATCTGGTGGTGATCGGCGGTCGGACGCTCGTGTTGTGACGGCCTACTACAACGAGATCGACCCGAATGCTGCATCTTGGCTCAGAGAACTCATCCGCTGCGGCCACATCGCCCCCGGCGTCGTCGACACCCGTTCGATCGAAGACGTTACGCCGCAAGACCTCGCCCCGTACACCCAGTGCCATTTCTTTGCCGGTATCGGAGTCTGGTCCTACGCCCTGCGCAGCGCTGGGTGGCCTGACGATCGCCGAGTTTGGACAGGCTCTTGCCCCTGCCAACCTTTCAGCGCGGCAGGCAAAGGCAATGGGTTTGATGATGAGCGGCACCTATGGCCAGCGTGGTTTCATCTCATCGCGCAGTGCCGACCTGAGCGCGTCTATGGCGAGCAGGTTGCAAGCAGCGACGGCCTCGCTTGGTTCGACCTTGTTCACGCTGACTTGGAAGAAGCGGGCTACGCCTGCGGGGCGGTCGATCTCTGCGCTGCGGGCGTCGGCGCGCCGCACATCCGACAACGACTGTGGTTCGTGGCCGACGCCGAGGACATCGGACCCGAACGGTGCAGGAGCGCACGGGAGCGGTGGGCTGGATTTGAGAACGACGGCCGCACTCACATGGGCCCCGTGGTCGACGCCCTCGGCGCGCGACTGGCACTCGGCGTCGGGCAGCCCGGAGTTCCTGGCGGAACGAGCGGAGCAAACGAGGGGCAAGCCACTGAGCGAGCAGGCGTTCACGCTGGCGGGCTGGCCGACGACGGCAGTGTTCGACTCGTCGGCGGTGAACGACCCGGAGCAACTGCGGCGGCGGCGGGAGACGTTGGCCGCGAAGCATGGGAACAACGGGTTCGGGATGAACTTGTCGCAGGCGGCGGTGACGCTGGCGGGCTGGCCGACGACGACGCAGGACTCGGCGGGCTCGCGGGCCTACGGCTACGGGGATCAGCGTTTCATGACGCTGACGGACGCGGCCCGTGCCGCGGACACTGGGCCGACGCTGATTGGATCGCCTGTCGAGACGACAAGTGGCGGCCAGTTGAACCCGGCACATTCCCGCTGGCTCATGGGGCTCCCGCCCGCGTGGGACGACTGCGCGGTTACGGCAATGCCATCGTCGCGCAAGCGGCAATCGAGGTGATCCGTGCGACCTTCTGACCGTACCGACGCCATCCTCACCGCGGCCCTGCACCTGGCCGCGCGTCATGGCTACCACACGCTCACCCGCGAGCAGATCGCGCTGGCCGCCGGCGTGTCCCCCGCACTCGTATCGGCACGCCTCGGAACGATGGATGCGATGCGCCGCTCGGTGATGCGCGCGGCCGTGGCGCGGCGATGCGTGGGCGTCGTTGCGCAGGGGCTGGCACTCCGGGATCGGTGGGCGATGCGGGCTGACGACTCACTACGGGCCGCGGCTGCTGCGTACGTGCGGACGTGATGATCCACTACCACGGCATGCCGGTCACGCCGGAGATGGCAGCGCTCGCCGCGATACGCACCGGGCATGCGTTCGTCTCTTACTTCAAGCCGCAGCAACTCTCGACGGTGATCGAGGCTTGCCAATCGTTCGCAGTTGACAACGGCGCGTTCTCGGCGTGGCGCTCGGGCGCACCCGTGACTGACTGGCGCCCGTTTTACGACTGGGTGCGCGACGTACTGCGGGTGCCGTCGTGCGACTTCGCAGTGATCCCCGACGTGATCGATGGGAACGAGGCAGCGAACGATCGACTGGTTGACGAGTGGCCGTTCGGCCGATCGACTGGCGCCCCTGTGTGGCACATGCATGAGTCTCTCGATCGGCTCGCGCGGTTGGCGTTCGCGTGGCCGCGGGTTTGCCTCGGTAGTTCCGGTGAGTACGCTGCCGTCGGTGACGCCCGCTGGACCGCCCGCATGGCCGAAGTGATGCTGACGGTTTGCGATACCGCCGGTCGCCCCATGACGAAACTGCACGGGCTGCGCATGCTGAATCCGAAGGTCTTCACGCGCTACCCGTTCGCCAGCGCCGACAGCACGAACATCGGCCAGAACATCGGCATCGACAAAAACTGGACCGGCTCATATCAGCCCGTCGGCGACGAGAAAAAAGCCGTGCGCGCCGCACTGATGCGCACGCGGATCGAATCGCACAACGCGCCCGCGAGGTGGGTCCCGTGAACACCTACCGAACGACGTTCTTCGCGCAGTGCCCGGTCAACAGTGTGCGCATCAAGTACGACCTGCAGATCGCAACGCGCAGCGTGATCGCAGTCGAACGAATCCTCGAGTTCATCGCGGGGCTGCAGAGCGGCTTCCATGAGGCTTTCGCGGATCAGCTGCTGCAGCAATTCGGCGGCCAGCAGACCCTCACCGCCGATCACCACGGCGTCACCATCGAAACGAACCGGAGCATCGAATGATCGTCTACCTGTGCGGCCCCATCAACGGGCGGTCTGACTCGGACTGCAAGGACTGGCGCAACGAGGCGACGCGCTTGTGGGTTGGGTCGGTGCTCGATCCGATGCGCCGCGACTACCGCGGCCGCGAGCTCGACCCGGGCATCGCTGCCGAGATCGTTGCCGGCGACCTCGAGGACTTGGACGCGTGCGACGCCGTGCTGGTGTACTACGACAAGCCATCGGTCGGCACGTCAATGGAAGTCTTCCACGCGAAGCACAACCTGAAAAAGCCGGTCATCGTGATCGATCACTCGGGGGCGAAGCCGAGCCCGTGGCTTGTCTATCACGCTGATGCCGTCGTTACGTCGCTGGCGGACGCGCTCGCGACTGCGCGGAGGTTGCTGTCATGCTGACCGCCGCCGTGATCGCCTACGCCGCGGCAATGACGCTGGCGAACCTGCTGGTTTCATCCTTCGGCCGTGCCGTCGTGCCGTACAACGCGTTCTTCCTGATCGGCTTCGACCTTGCGATGCGCGACTGGCTGCATGTCCGGTTGCGCCCCTGGCAAATGGGGGCACTGATCGTGGCGTCGGGTGCGCTCACCTACCTCTTGAGCCCGAGCGCGGCGCAGATCGCGGTCGCGTCAGCTGTGGCGTTCGCTGTGGCCGCACTGGCGGACTGGGCGGTGTTCGCGGTGGCGCGGGGCTCGTGGCAGACGCGGGCGAATCTGTCGAACGTCGCAGGCGCCGCAGCCGACTCGCTGGTCTTCCCGTACCTCGCAGGGTTCGGCCTCGGGGTTTCGCTCGGAATGTTCGCTGCGAAAGTGGCGGGCGGCGCCGTGTGGGCCTACGTACTTCGCAAACGCGCGCTCGCCTGACTCTCGTGAACCTCGAAGCAATTCGTACCGGCGAAACGCTCGCCGGAATGCGCGCCTGGAAACAGTGGGTCGTTTGGGCCCTGGTGAATCGTCCCGGCGAAATCAAGCCGGCGAAAATCCCCCTGCACTACGCCACCGGCCGCCCGACCGGCGTGAACGACCCCGCGTCATGGACCGACTGCGACACAGCATGCCGCGCGGCGGCCGAGCGCGGCCCCGGTCATGGGGTCGGGTTCTGCTTCACCGCGGCCGATCCGTTCTGGTTCGTCGATCTCGACGGCGCACTGCTGCATGACAGCACGTGGTCGCCGCTCGCCGTGCAAACGTGCCAGGTGTTCGCCGGGGCCGCTGTCGAAGTCTCGTCGTCCGGTCGTGGCCTGCACCTGTTCGGCAGTGGCGCCGTGCCGCCCCACGCGTCGAAGAACCTCGAGCACCACGCCGAGCTCTATCACACCGACAGGTTCGTGGCGCTCACGGGTGACGGGCTGTCGGGCGACTGCCGCACTGAACACTCGCAAGCGATGGAGTGGTTCGCCGAGACGTACTTCCCGCCACGTGCGACCGCCGCGCCGCTGCACGGCGACGGACCCCGGCCGGACTGGCGCGGCCCCGCTGACGACGCCGACCTGATCCGCCGCGCGCTGCGTGAC